GCCCATCAGCCCACAAAAGACTAACGTTTTCGGCCTGTTTGCGCTCACTACTCCTTGAATATCAAACCGCTCCGATTCATACTTACCTCATCGAAACGGCAAACGGCTCGCAGGCAAGCCAGCCCGCCAGCCCAAAGCCGAAAAAAACGGAAACCAAAAATGACCAAAACCGCCCGCCGTCAAGCCGCTCTCAAAGCATGGGAAACCATTCGCGCCAACCGTATCTCGAACCGCCAGCGCGAAGCCGCTTACAAAGCATGGGAAACCATGCGAGCCGCCGCAGCCGCCCGCTCAGCCGCCGCTTACCAAGCGTGGGACACGCGGGACGGGCTCTAACAGGCCGAAAGGGCGAGCCGCCGCTCGCCCTCGCAGCGTAAGGCGCTGTCTGACGAAGGCCATTCCGACCTGTCAGTTTTCAGTGGAGAGAACCGTGAAGAAATCGACAAATCCGCGCAAGATGGGACAGGCCTATATGGCGGGCCTAGTGAAGGCGAAGCTTGCCGCCTCGCCAGCCGCTCAGAAGGCGATTCTGGATCGGCAGCATGCCGCCGTCCAGCCGCCGCCCGCCGTCACTCCCGAAGTCGCGGCCAAACGCTCAGCCGCCGCCCTCGCAGCGTGGGCGACTCGCCGGAAACTGAACCCGGCGAAATTTCCGACTCCCGGCGCGCCCGTCCAGCCGCCGCCGCCCGCCGCTCAGCCGCCCGCCAAGCACCCGAAGCATGGCACACCCGCAGCTGACGCCGCTTTTCGCAAAGCAGTCGCAACCGATACGCGCAAGTCGAACGGCCTGCTACCCAAACGCAGTCGCCGCTAACCCGCCCTCTCACGGCTGGCGGGCTCACCCGCCAGCCGCTCGCCAGCCGCCCTCCAACCCGCCAGCCGCTCGCCAGCCGCCCGCCAGCCCTCCAGCCGCCCGCCAGCCGCTCGCCCGCCCTCCAGCCGCCCGCCAGCCGCACGCCAGCCCTCCAGCCGCCCGCCAGCCCTCCAGCCGCCCGCCAGCCGCTCGCCAGCCCTCCAGCCGCCCGCCAGCCGCTCGCCAGCCCTCCAGCCGCCCGCCAGCCCTCCAGCCGCCCGCCAGCCGCTCGCCAGCCCTCCAGCCGCCCGCCAGCCGCTCGCCAGCCCTCCAGCCGCCCGCCAGCCGCCCGCCAGCCCTCCAGCCGCTCGCCAGCCAACCGCCAGCCCTCCCGCCGCTCGCCAGCCGCCCTCCAACCCTCCAGCCGCTCGCCAGCCGCCCTCCAGCCCTTCCAGCCGCTCGCCAGCCAACCGCCAGCCCTCCAGCCCTCCCGCCGCTCGCCGTCCAACCGCTCGCCGTCCAGCCGCTCGCCGCCGCTTTTTTTCGGACCCCGCCGCAGTCCAGGCGACCGGCGAGAAAAAGCAAACCTCTGCGCGACTATTCAAGTAAAATCAAACCGCTACCTATGCCGAAAAAAACAACGTCGGAAGAAACCGCCGCCGCCGCCCTCGGCCGTCTCGGCGGGCTCGCGAACACGGTCAAACAACAGCGCGCGCGCAAGCGCAACGCAAAATGGGCGGGGCGACCGAGTCGCGTCTGCACACACTGCGGCCAGCCAGTGATCGGCGGGCACAAGGATCGCGCCCTCGACATCAGCTGCGGGCCGCACGGCTGGCGCTGGCAGTCGCGCCGCGAGCAACATCGTCGCAAGAAAGAGGCATGAATGCAGGATTCGATCATCGCGTGGACGAATCACACCGCGAATTTCTGGATGGGCTGCGACAAAGTGTCGCCCGGCTGTGCGCACTGTTACGCAGAAGTGCTCACGACGAATCGCATGCAGCTGCACGTCTGGGGCGCGGACAGCAAACGCCAACCGGTCGCCGGCGTCTACGCCAACATCCGCAAGTGGGATCGCGCCGCCGCCGCCGCGCGCACGCGGCACCGGGTGTTCGTGATGTCGCTCGGGGATTTTTTCGAAGACCATCCAGACGCGAACACCATCCGCCCGCAGGCCTGGGCGGCGATGCGCGAGGCGCGGTGGCTCGACTTCCAGCTGCTGACGAAGCGCCCCGAGAATATCCCGGCCATGCTGCCGGCCGGGTGGCCGTGGCCGCACGTCTGGCTCGGTACGAGCATCGAAAACGACAAACACGTGAACCGCGCGCGGCTGCTCACGCAGGTCCCCGCCGTCGTCCACTTCATTTCGGGCGAGCCGCTGCTCGGGCCGTTGCCCTCCCTCGACCTCACCGACATCGAATGGCTGATCGTCGGCGGCGAATCCGGTCCCGGCTTTCGGCCGATGGATCATGCGTGGGCGCGCGAGCTCGCCGCGCGCTGTCGGAAAACGGGCACGGCGTTTTTCTTCAAGCAGTCGGCCGCCTCGCGCACGGAGATGGGCGTCACGCTCGACGGGAAGCTGCAACGGGCCTTCCCGATCACATGACGCCCGCACGAGGTCTGCTCGCCGTCTGCATCGCGCTCGCGGTCGTTGTCCTCGCCCTTTGGGCGGGGCGCGAAGCGGCAGCCGCGCGCGTCGCGGAGGCGCGCAGGAAAAGCTGCGGCCACTTCCCGTTCTTCCTGCACGAGACGGCGAAGAACGCAGGAGAGTTCGCGCAGATTGATCGCTACCTCGCGGCCGGTGAACAAGCCGCGCGGACAGCGCAGTTCGACGAACTGGTGCAGGCGCTCGCGCACGTCCGAGCGGCCTATGCGCGGGTGCGCCCCGCCGATGCGGTGACGCACGCGGCCAACGACGAGGCGCGAGCGTACTGGCGCGCCGTCGACGAAGTAACGCGCGTCTGCGGGCCGTATGGAACCTGACGAGGTCGTCGTCGCGAAGATGGCGCGCGAGATGTCCATCCTCGGCGACTGTGAATGTCATTTCTCCGCGCCGTCGATGCTCCGATGTGTCGCGCTGCTCCAGCTCGCGAGCCGCCATCCCGGTCTGGCTGACGATGACCACCGATTCATCGACGCGTTTCTCTCAGGCGCGCGCGAATTTTTCGCGCAGTGTCCGACGGTCTTGGACGTCATTCGGCGCGGTGAGGAATCATAAAATGCGAGGCCGCAAGCCGGTCCCGTCCTGGCGGCGACAGCTGGAGGGCAATCCCGGCAAACGCGCCGGCAATCGCGACGAACCCAAACCGCCGAGCACGCCGGACGTGTGGTTGCTGCCGCCGCCGGAACTCGCGGACCATCCGCTGGCACTGGCCGAATGGGCGCGGCTCGCGCCGTTGCTCTATCAGGCGCGACAAGTCACCGATGCGGACCGCAGTGCGCTGCTGGCGCTCTGTCTGGAATGGGCGCGGTACCTCGAGGCGACGGCGCGCATCCGCACGGCCGGCCTCGTCGTGCTCACGCCGAACGGGTACCCGATGCAGAATCCGTATTTGTCGATTGCGACGAAGGCGTTAGCCGGGTGTGCCAAGCTGTGGCCCGAACTCGGCTTGACGCCGTCGAGCCGCTCGCGGGTCACGACCGCTGCGCCGCCCTCGACCGATCCGTTCTCGGAATTTGATGACCCGCCGCCGCCGACGGCGACACGCCAGAACTGAAATCATATTATTTGACCACCGGGGGCTGCTTGGCCCGACACGAGATCGACGCCTACGCCCGCACGGTCCTGCGTGGGCGCGTCCCCGCGGGGAAGTATCACAAGCTGGCCTGCGCGCGTCACGAATACGATCGGCGCCGCGAAGGGACGCGCGCGTTTCCGTACCGGCTGGACTTCACGCGCGCGGATCGGTTTCTCCGCTTCGGCGAACAGCTGAAACACTACAAGGGCGAATGGGCGGGGCAGTTCATTCGCTGGCAGCCGCATCAGGCCTTCCGCCTCGGCTCGTTATTCGGCTGGACGCACATCGAGACGGGGTATCGGCGGTTCCGGCACTCGTATAACGAACTCCCGCGCAAGCAAGGCAAGTCGCTCGAAGATGCGGTGGTCGCCATCTGGGTGACGTTCTTCGACGGCGAACCCGGCGCGGAAGGGTACTGCGCGGCGACGAAGAAAGACCAGGCGCGGATCGTGTTCAACGATGCGAGCCAGCTGGTGCGGTCCAGTGGCCTGCGGACGCGCATCGAGATCCTGACCGCGAATCTCTATCGCGCGCAGACGGCGTCGAAGCTGGAACCGCTCGGCGCCGACGAAGATTCGACCGATGGCCTGAACCCGCATTTCATCAGCCTCGACGAGATTCACAAGTACAAAACGCGCGGCATGATCGACGTGCTGGAAACGGCGACGGGCGCGCGCCGGCAGCCGGTGATCTTCAAAATCACGACGGCCGGGGATGACCCGGTGTCGCCGTGCGGGCAGGAGCACGCGTACGCCTGCCAAATCCTCGAACGGACATTGCGCGACGAGGCGTACTTCGCGTTCATCGCGCACGCCGACCCGGAGGACGACTGGCGGACCGTCGCGACCGCGCGCAAGGCGAACCCGAATTACGGCATTTCGGTCAACCCGCTCGACTTGAAGCAAAAAGTGGTGAAGGCGATCGGGATGCCGGGCGCGGCCGCCGCCTACAAACAGAAGCATTTGAACTTATGGGTCAACACGTTACAGCCGTGGCTGTCGCTGGACGGCTGGCGCCGCGGGCAGCACACCGATTGGACGAGCGAGACGCTGATCGGCCGGCCGTGCTTTGTGGGCATCGACCTCGCCGCGAAGCTCGACCTGATGGCGATGGTGGCGTTGTTTCCGCCGCCGCCCGGACCGCCCGGACCGCCCGGACCGAGCTGGCGCGTGCTGCGGTGGATCTGGACCCCAGCCGACACGCTGCCCGAACGCGCGCAGCGGGACCGCGCGCCGTATCTCGATTGGGTCGCGGCCGGCCATCTGCGAGAAGTGCCAGGCACGCGCGTGGACCATCAAGTCGTGCGGGACGCCTTGATCGCGCTGCGGGCACAGGTCGATATCGTCAAAATCGGGTTCGACAAATGGCACGCCGACCAGCTGATTATCCAGTTGACCCGCGACGACGGGTTCGACGAGCAGGACGTGCTCGAGGTCGCGCAGTCCTATCAGGGCATGTCGAGCGGCTGTCTGGCGCTGGAAGCCGCCGTGCTCGGCGGGGAGGTCGACGCGCAGGACGACCCGGTGATGCTTTGGTGCGTCGGCAACGCGGTCGTGCAGCGTGACAACAAGGACAACATCTACCCGGTGAAAAAACGCAGCCGCGGCCGCATCGATCCGGTGATGGCGCTGGCAATCGCGTGGAACCTCGCGCTGAAGGCCTCGGCCGAACCGCCCGCCGACGATCCCGAGTTAGTCGTCGCGTGAGGGACGTTCGGGTGAGGCCGGTCCTCAGTTATCAAGGCCGGTACCGACCTCACCCTCCGAAGGGCTGGTGATGCCTAAAGTATCGCACGCCCTGACGCGCCCGGTTGACGGCGGGCGTATGATCGCCACCGGCCTGCTCTGACAACCATTACCCGATGGGCGGACGCGATTGCTGCGTCACGTTACGGAGGACCGAACGGCCGATGACTCGCTCTGGCATGAACGCTGAACAATTAGCCGTGCTCGCCGATGACATCGCAGATATGGCCCAAGACTTCATCACGACGCGCGACGTCACATCGCTGCGGAACATGGCGACGAATCTCGCGAACATGATTCGTCTGCACTTCAAACCGGCCGCCGCGCTGGCCGCCGCAGATGCCCCGTGTTGCACATGCAGGCTCGTCGACATCAATGGGCGGAAAAGTGTCGAAGCGGCAAATGATTGCCCGATTCACCATCATCCCGGCCAAGTGCTCGGCCCGTGACCCCTCGTGAACGAGCGCGCACCGAAACGCACCGGTCGACCGCCGCTCGATCCGCGTGACCCATCGGTCGCCGTGACCTTCCGCGTGCCGTCCCTCCAATACGACCGCCTGTATGAGCGCGCCCGCCGCGAGCGCTCGAACGTCGCCGACGTCATTCGTCGCCAGCTGCAACGCGGGGCCGACGCCGACGACGACGACTAGGTTTTGTACCCGAAAGTAGACGGCCGCGTACCGACGTCCGCACGCTGATCGCTCCAGTGTGGGGGCGACCGCCATGTTTGCTGCGCGCCGTACTCGTGAACATGAAGCACGACGACGACTCGGCGCTGCGCGGGGTGCTCTGGCAGTCGCGCGGGCCGTGGCTCGTGCTGCGCGACGTGAGCGCCATCAAGTCGACGGGCCAGCCGATGGCGATTGACGGAGACGTCATCGTGCACCGTGACAACATCGCGTTCATCCAAGTGCTGCCGTGATCGTGCAGTCCTTCGGCACGCTCGCGAAGTTCAGCCCGAATGACTTCGGCAGCACCGTCGGCCTCTCCCCATCGGGCTTGCAGTACGGCACCGTGCCGTGGTGGTCGATTGCGAGCAACGCCACGTATGCGGCGATGTACGAACATCAGCCGAACGTGCGGACGGTCGTCGACTTCATCGCGCGCAACATCGCGCAGCTGAACGTCCAGGCGTTCCGGCGGATCTCCGACACCGACCGCGAGCGCCTCAACGATCACGACGTCATCGGCTGGCTGAACACGCCGAACCCGTCGACGACGCGGTACCGGCTGATCGAAGCGCTGATGAAGGACCTCGGGATTTACTACGCCGCGTATTGGCTGAAAGTGCGCGCGGACGATAACTCGCTGATCGGGCTCGTGCGCTTGCCGCCGGAGATGGTGACCCCGGTCGGGTATCTGCTCGTCGATGGGTTCATCTGGACGACGCCGGATCGGCGGCTGTGGCGACTGGACCCGGCCGACGTCGTGTACTTCGGCAATTACAGCCCGCTCAGTACGGTGCTCGGCCTCTCGCCGCTCGAAACGCTGCGCCAGACGCTCGCCGAGGATGTCGCGGCGACCGATTATCGCGAGTCGTTTTGGCAGAACGCCGCGCGGCTCGAAGGCGTCATCCAGCGGCCGAAAGACGCGCCGAAATGGACGGTGGATCAAAAGCAGCAATTCCGGGAGCAGTGGCAGGCGCGTTTTTCCGGGCCGGGCAAAGCGGGGCAGACGGCGGTCCTCGAAGACGGCATGACGTTCCAAGAAACCTCGTACTCGGCGCGGGATTCCGAGTTTGTCGCGTCGCGCAAGCTGTCGCGCGAAGAGTGCGCGCGGGCGTACCACATTCCGCTGCCGATGGTCGGCATCCTCGATTACGCAACCTTCAGCAATATCAAGGAACAACACAAGCAGCTGTATCAGGACTCGCTCGGCCCGTGGCTGGAGTACTTGGAGGAAGAGTTTGAACGTCAGCTGCTGCCCGAGAGCGCCGACCAAGCGGACGTGTATTTGGAATTCAACATCGCGGCAAAATTGGCGGGCTCATTCGAGGAACAGGCGACGGCGTTGCAGGTGCTGGTCGGGCGGCCGGTGATGACCGCGAACGAAGGCCGCGCGCGGCTCAACCTCCCGTCGATGAAGAACGATCCGAGCGCGGACGAACTGAGCGCCCCGCTGAACACGACGAGCGGCTATGGCGGGTCGGTGAAGCCAACCGCGCCCGACGTGCCGGCGGCGGCGACGGCCGCGGTGATTCGCGCCGCGTGGGACCGTCAGCGGCGCACGCTCGACAAGCTGGAGCTGCCCGAGCGCGCGGCGGCGTTCGACATCGGCCGCTGGGATCGCGAACTCGCGACCGACCTCGAGCCGCTGTACCGCACGCTGGGCGTCGACGCAAGCGAGTCGCAGCGCATCAGCAGCGCGCTGGCCGCGCGCATCAACAGCGATACGTTGCAGCTGCTGGTCGGCCATCAAAACGCGTTCAGTCCCGCCCGTGAGGCCGGGTTGTATGAGTAAGCACACCTACGATCATCTGCTCGCGTTCGCGGTGTCGTCGCCGTGGGCGCTCGAACCCGAAATGCTCGCCGTCGTCACGAGCATCTTGTCGCGCCGCATCGCCGGCGAAGAGGCGGACATCGTCGCGCTCGTGCCAAAAAAGCGCGAGGGGCCTGCGGTGACCAACGGCGTCGCGGTGCTGCCGATGCACGGCGTGTTCGCGCCGCGCGCCAACATGCTGTCGAACGTCTCTGGCGGAATGACCTTCGAGCAGGCCACGCAGGATCTGCGCGAGGCGGTCGCGAGCAACAACGTCGGCACGGTCGTGCTCGATTGGGATTCGCCCGGCGGCAACGTCCAGGGCGCGACGGAGTTTGCGCGCGAAATGCTCAAGGCGCGGGCAGTCAAGCCGGTGATCTCGCAAGCGAACCATCGCATGTGCTCGGCCGCCTATTGGACGGGCAGCTGCGCGACGGAAGTCGTCGCCTCGCCGTCGAGTGTCGTCGGCGCGCTGGGCGTCTACACGATTCACGACGATCTGTCGGGCGCGCTCGCGCAGCTGGGCGTGAAACGGTCCTATCTCGCCAAGGGCCGCCTGAAAGTGGACGGCAACGAAACCGAGCCGCTGTCCGACGAAACGAAAGCCCGCTGGCTCGACGAGCTCGACAAACCGTACGGCCGCATGTTGAAGGACGTCGCCGCCGGGCGCGGCGTGCCGATCGCGGCCGTGCGGGCCGGCTACGGCGAAGGGCGCGCGGTGCAAGCGGAGGACGCGCTCGCGCTCGGCATGATCGACCGCATCGGCACCTTAGACGACACCATCGCGCGCGCGATGACGACGACCGCACCGGCCCCGTCGCTGGTGCACGCTACCGGGCCAGAGACGCCGCCGACTTCGCAGGAACCTCTTGAGGTCACCGAAGCTGCGCGTGCCGCCGACCGCTCGTGGCGGACTTCCATCGAACGGCAATTGCTGCAGCTGACGCTGGGCTGACAGCGCAGGACTCTTCCGATGAACATCACACTTTTGCAGACCGAACTCAGGGCGAAGCAGGCGCAGGCGCTGTCGCTGTTCGAGAAGCACGCGCAGCTGGCGGAGACCGAGAACCGCGTCACGACCGACGATGAGCGCGAGGCCGTGCAGGCGCTCGTGACCGAGGCGGACGGGATTCGCGCCAAGATCGCGCGGGCATCAGGCGACAGCGAACAGCTGGCGGCGATTCAGCGGCTGTCACAGGGCATCGGCCTGCAGCCGGTGACGCCGACGACGACCTCGATGTCGACCCGCAAGATGACGATGGGCCAGCAGTTCGTGCACTCCACCGAGTACGAGTTTTTCAAAAAGGGCCAGCACCGCGTGCAGTCGGCCTGGCGCTCGCCGAGTGTCGAACTGTTCGACCGGATGCGCGGGACGACGCTGACGGAAGACCCGGCGAGCGGCGGCGCCCTGATCGTGCCGCAGTACCTGCCGGGCATCGTGCCGCTGGGGTTCCAGCCGATTGTCGTGGCGGACCTCTTCGCGCAGGGCACGACGACGTCGAACCTGATCATCTACATGAAGGAAACGACGTTCACGAACGCGGCGGCGACCACTGCGGAAGGCGCGGCGAAGCCGGAATCGGCACTGATCTTCTCGCCCGTCCAAGACCCGGTGCGGAAAGTCGCGCACTTCCTCCCCGTCTCGGAAGAAATGCTCGAAGACTCGGATCAGATCCAGTCCTACATCGACGCGCGGCTGCGGCTCGGCGTGGATCTCGCCGAGGAAAATAGCTTGCTCAACGGGGACGGCATCGCGCCGCACATTCTCGGCGTGCTGAATCGGCCCGGCATCGCCCCGCCGTATCCGGTCACGGCACCCGACAACAACGCCGACGCCATCTACAAGCAAATGATGACGATTGCGTGGACGTCGTTCCTGATGCCCGACGGCATCGTGATGAACCCGAGCGACTGGGCCGGGACCGTGTTGATCAAGACCACCCAAGGCGCATATCTAACGGCAGGACCCTTCGCCGCGTTGCAGGCACCCACGCTGTGGGGCTTGCCGGTCGCGTTGTCGCCGTCGATCGTCAAGGGCACGGCCCTCGTCGGCGCGTTCAAGGCGGCGGGGCAACTGTTCACGCGCGGCGGGATGCGCGTCGAAGCGTCGAACAGCCATCTCGACTTTTTCATCAAGAACCTCGTGGCGATTCGCGCGGAAGAGCGGATCGCGCTGTGTATCTATCGTCCCGGCGCGTTCGGGACGGTGACCGGACTGACGGACTTCCCGTCGATTCCGTAACCCCCGCGACGGCGCGCCGGGGCCGACGCTCCGACGCGCAGCGGTGCACTGATGTGGAGAAGCTGGTACTGGAAACGTGATCCCGGCCCGTGTCCGGTCGACGACGCGCCGCATACGACGTGCGTGCCGCCGGAAGCCGCGACGATCAAAAGCACGACGAGTGCGACGGTGATCGTGCCGACGGCGCGCCCCTCGTATCTGACGCAGCCGGTGGGCGTGACGG